GACAGGCCCTGTGAAGCCCGACAACCTGTGCGTGAGCATAAGGTGCCAAATCCTGCGGGAAACCGAAAGATAAGAGTGCAGACGCTCCGAACTTCGGTTCGGAGCGTTTTTTTGTTGCATGAGCTTGATGAACGTGTAGGAAGCTGTCAAGAGTAATACACACCCCAACGCCAAGGAGGTACAAAAATGGCAAAGCACCGTCTGTTTACTTCTGAGTCCGTCACCGAGGGCCATCCCGATAAGATCTGTGACCAGATCGCAGATGCCATCGTGACCGACATTCCCCAGCATGACAGGAACGCCCGTGTGGCAATCGAGTGTCTGCTGAAAAAGAGCCAGCTTTTTATTGCCGGCGAAGTCACTACCGATTATCGGCCAAACTACAACCAGATCGTTCACGATGTGTTCAACCGCATCGGTGCTGAAAAGCTGGGCTGGAACCTGACCGAGCTTCTCCGCATCGGCATTCTGGTGGACAAGCAGTCGCCGGATATTGCACTGGGTGTGGACAAGGGCGGAGCCGGTGACCAGGGCATCATGTATGGTTACGCCACCAACGAGACGGCAGAGCAGATGCCGATTCCCTACATGGTCGCTACCAAGTTCCTGCAACTGTTGAAGAACCATCCGTCCAAGATGTTCCGTGCAGATGCCAAGGCACAGGTCAGCTACGACTACGACACCGGACGCATCACTACCTTCCTCTGCTCCGTGCAGCACAGCCCGGATGTGGAGGTCAGCGACTTCCGGCATATCATCGAATCCATGATGGTGCTGGCCGCCTGCGAGTATGGTCTGGACGGTGACTTTACGAAGCTCGTCAACCCGACCGGCCGTTTCGTGCTGGGTGGCAGTTATGCCGATTGCGGTGTGACCGGCAGGAAGCTGGCGTGTGATACCTACGGTGGCATCGGTCGCATGGGCGGCGGTGCTCTGAGTGGGAAAGACCCCACCAAGGTGGATCGTTCCGCAGCATACATGGCACGGAAGATTGCCAAGGACATCGTGCAGGCCGGCTACGCTGACAAGTGCGAAGTCCAGCTGGCTTACGCCATCGGTGTGATTCAGCCTGTGGGTGTGTCGGTTGAGTGCTTCGGTACGGAGCATGAGGACATCGAGTTCATCCAAGCCTACATCCAGGACAGCTACGACCTGACTCCACAGGATATCATCCAGCGGCTGGGTCTGCTGGACGTGGACTACAACAAGGTCAGCGCTTACGGTCACTTCGGTATGGCCGGTCTTCCGTGGGAGGACTGACCCATGCCGTACAGACCAAAGACACCGTGTCATCATCCCGGCTGCCCAGAGCTGGTGGAAGCCGGCCGGCTCTACTGTGAGAAGCACCTGCCTCTCCATCCAGAGGTGACCCGCCCGGCAGCGAAGCGTGGATACAACAGGCGGTGGCAGAAAATCAGAAAGTCGTATCTGGAAGCACATCCGCTCTGTGTGCAGTGTGCCAAGCAGGGCAAGTACGTCCGGGCAACGGTGGTGGATCACATCATTCCACACCGTGGTGACCAGAAACTTTTCTGGGATCAGAACAACTGGCAGTCGCTCTGCAAAAGCTGCCACGATAAAAAGACGCTGACCGAGGACATCAACCCGACCTACACCTACTGACACCCCACCGGGGGCCGGGGTCACTTCTCTACAGTGAAGTCACACGGAGACCGGTGCGCCCTTTTCTGTGAAAAACCGCAAAATTGATAGGCCGGGGGTCAGAGGATTAACGGCGCAAAATGAAACAGGAAAATGTAC